TATAGGTCGGCAATCTTATCGAATCGGAAATCAGCCAGCCTGTAAGCGGAACAGGTAAGCATTCGCTTTTCATCATCGCTCAATCCACTCGCTTCGATCTTCTTTATTTTCTCGATCACCTTGCTGTCGTCGAACGTTTCGCTTATTGACGGAATATCATCACCAGGCTCGTAAATAGGCGCCTCGATTTTTTTTGTATAAACGCTCTCTTCCGTCTCGAAAATATCTCTATCGAATCCAGTAAGGTTGAATTGCTCATCGTCCAGTTCTTTCAGGTCTTCGATTGCCAGGTCGATATCCCATTCTCCCATTTCTGCGATCTTATTATCTGCGAGGCGGAGTGCTTTCACCTCTTTCTCCGTAAGCCCCTCTATCCGAACACACGGAACGGAATCCCTCCCGAGCTCCTTCATAGCTTCGAGCCTTCCGTGTCCTGCGATGACGCTGTTCTTCTCGTCTACTAACACTGGCGTCGTGAATCCGAACTTCTTGATATTCTGAGCGAGCAGGTCAATCTGCTTCTTCGGATGTGTCTTTGCGTTCTTCTCGTACGGGACGAGGCTCTCGATTGTCAGTTCTTCGATTTTCATACGCTTCTCGCACTCCCCTCCCCTCTTCAACCTCTCGGGGGACTATCGGGGGACTACTATTTTTTTGGCTTATTAGTGCTTTTTTTATCGGTGGACTGCCTTTCTGCTATCGGGGGACTTCCCTTCGAGCTGGGACTGACAGACGGCATATCTCTGGCTCTCGTCTGGATATTCTGCCACCATTATCGGGTCGCTCATACAGCGTCCGAGGAAGTCTGATGTCGGCTCACCTTCTCTCGGTTTTGGAATCGGCATATTATTTCGTACATCAGTTCTGCTGACTTTTTTACGTCGTGATTTTCTTTTGCCTCTCGATAGCGTATCTCCGAATCCATTATCCGCTCCGTCTCATTCATGAATCTCGCTACATCATCAGGCGTTCGTGCCACTGGAAGTCCCAATGCCCATGCGTGAGTCGTCTTATTGTCCGACTTGTAAATCCCTCTTCCGCTTTTCTTTCTCGGGAAGATTGCGAAGTCCGCTTTCTGATATTCCTCGTCGCAGGTCGCTTCGTCCCACTGTACGTTCTCCACCTGACATTCGGAGGTGTTCAGTCTTCCGTCCGATACGATCCTGAGAGTCAGTCCGTGCTTCTTTATTATATCATACGCACCGTCGAGGATGTCCATGTTGTGAGAATATCCGTACCACAGGACGGTCTTTGCGATTCCCTCGTGGATCTTCGGACTCGGGAGCGTCTCGAAGTCTTCTCCGTCAGGCACGACGAACACTGGCGTATCGGTGAATCTTTCCATTGCCGATTTCATCTCATCGGTCGGGACGGTCACGGCGTCCATGTGACGGCAGAACGAGACAACGTCCGCTCCGTCCAGCCAATCAGGGTCACAGATATCGAGAATCTTCACGCCCTTGAACTCCCGTGCCATTTCTCGCCAGTACGCCTTCTGGAACACGACGACATCGTATTCCTTCCCCTGAACAAAAGACTCAGCCTCAACGCCGTCAATGCCGTTCAGGTACTTGATAACCCAGCGTCCTCGAATACGGGAACTGCCGATTCCTCGCTTCTGGAAATAGTCCTCGAATAGTACGAATCCGATGTTCATAGGATGTGATTATTGATGAAGTCGAGCCAATCCTTCCGATATCTTTCCCGATTGAAAATCTCCTCGGCGGTCTTCTTTCCCTGCTGTCCGATGTGCTTCGCCACCTTGTAGTCCTTTATCAGCATGGCGATGAGTTCTCCTGCGTATTCCACGTCGTCATGAGGAACGATGTATCCATTCACTCCGTCCTCTATGAAGGTGTCTGCGTCGTGTTGCGGTGTCGTGATAACACACGCTCCCGAAAGCATGGCCTCCGTCCTCGACCTCGGCATGGGAGAGGCGAACGTCGGGTTGAAGTAGATGAGGCTCTTGCCGAGGAACTCTTTGTAGTCCTTGATACCGTTGGCGGAATAACATCCAGGACTATTGACCCACTGATGATGAATCCCGTGTTTTTCTTTCAGGTAATCCATGACTGCCACGAGGAACGAACGGTTGTAGTACTTGTCTCCGATTCCAGCCTGCGAGACGTACGTCATGCTCCTCGGCTCCTTGTCAGGGTTATCTATCCATTGGGAAGCCTCTATCCCGTGGTGGATACAGACTGGCTCTGGTCTTCCTTCCGTCGCCCAATCGTCCATTGCCTGCCTGCTGTTCACTATCATCGGATAATCTCCGACGATGTTCATGATTTCTTCTTTCAGGGTATTCGAGATGAATCCGTTTTCCGAGGTTCCGTCTGGGTACAATTCAGGGTAAACGGGAGTCCCGTGGTTGATGAACACGATAGGAAGGTCAGGTTCAATCTCCTGTATCGCCTGCTTCATCTGCTTCGTCAGTCGGCTTTTGTTCAGAAAATCATTCGAGCACTGCTGGTCGATATTCAGGATAGCGAAGTCATATTTCCCTTTCTCGAAATGCGTTACCCAGTTCACGTTCTCAGGAATCGGTCTGTTCTTCTCGTCCCAGCGTCTGGTGTAGTTTATAAGCAAGTCGAAGTCGGCGAACGGTGCCAACGTCTCGATGATGTCGTGGCAGTGTGCCGTGTGCCACGGTGTTTTGAAAATCCTGAGTCGTTTCATTTCAGTTGTTCATTATCCA